TGACACGGGCGGCACGGTGGCGGTGGAATCGGTTGACACAACCGCGCTCACAACCGCCCGCTGTATCGGCAAGATCGAGGGAATCGATCTGATTTTAAACCTACAGTTCGAGGATGAGGAAGTTTAAATGGCAGACAAACCGATTTATGACGAGGACATTTTACCGGCCTGCCCGATTGAGCCGGAAGGAACCAAGGTTGTGATTATCCCCGACAAGGTGGACGAGCGGACCAGCGGCGGGCTTTATCTGCCGCAGCAAACCAAGCAAATGGAGCAAAACGCGGTCACAACCGGCACACTTATCAGGATGGGTCCAGAGGCCGAGATTACTTTCGGCACTGACGGCGATAAGCGGCCTGGGGCAATCGGTGATCGGGTGATTTTTGCCCGTTACGGCGGGGTTGAGGTCCGGTGGGGCAAGGAGTGCTATCGGATTGTGCAGGATAGCGACGTGGTGGCCTTTATGACCGAAGAGCCGCCGACGAAGGATGATTACAACTACAGGCACATTTAGGGTATCGAAAACGTACCCAAAGACAAGGGGGAATTATGAGTGAGGACAAGACACCGGGAGCGGTGGAAGAGCTTGCAATGAAAATGGGGTGGAATCCCGAACACAACGGCGATGCTGGACGCCCTTTTGTTTCGGCCGAGGAATTTATACTTCGCAGCCGGGACATTCAAAACACGATGAGCAATCAGCTTTCGAGCCTTTCCAAGACGAACAAGGAGCTGGCCGAAGGGATGAAACAGCTCAAAACGCATTACCAAAAACTGACGGCCACCGAAGTTGCCCGGATGAAAAAAGACATCGCGGACATTAAGAACCAGCGCGATGCCGCGATTGACGATGGCAACAAGCAGCGCGTGCGCGAGCTGGACGATCAGCTTACCAATTTACAGAAGGAGGCCACCGAAGCCGAAATCACCCTTGCAGCCGAGGCCCGCAACGCGCAGGCGGGACCATCGGCGCAGGACAATGGCGATAAGCAAGAAAACCTTTCGCCAGCGGCTAAAAAATGGCTGTCCGACAACAAGTGGTATGGGTCCGACGATGAAATGACGGCCTATATCGACACCCAGGCAGAGCGTTTCCGGGGCCTGCCTGACGATAAATATTTTGCGATGCTGACCAAACAGGCCCGCGAAATATTCCCGGAGCGGTTCGAGACAACTCAAAAACGGCCCCAGGCGGTTGAAGGCCAAAGCCTTCGTCCTGGCAAGAGCCATAACAAAAAATTCACGTTTAACGATTTAACGCCCGAACAAAAAAAGTGGGCGAACTTTTACAAGCGTCAAGGCGTAATGGAAACTCAGGAATACGTCGATGAGCTGGTGAAAATTGGAGAGTTAAGGTAGGCCAAAGCGGCCAGAAAGGACTTTAAAATGATAGAAGAGGAAAACACCGAAGCCGCGCGAGAGGAAGCGCCGGTTGAGGAAGAAAATCAGGAATCCGATGTGCCGGAGGCTATCAGCAACCGGTTGATTACAAGGGTCAACGGCGAGCCGTTTGCGACCAAAAAAGCGGCCGAGCTTCGCCAAGGGGCCTTGAACAACCAGGGCCGTCATACTCGCGTGGTCCAACATGAGGGCGGCTACGCGCTGGAAGTCATCAGCCGGGCGCAGGCGACACAAGGCAGAAAGCGCATACCGGTCGGCACACGCCAAAGGCTAACAGCACCGAAGAGGAAAGGATACATTAGGCGCTTTGTCAACGATGAGGGCGATCGTATCAAACGCTTTGTCGATGCGGGGTGGAGTCCGGTAACCGGCTCAACCTTGAATATCGACAATCCGGGCGACCCGGTGGGTATCGGTGACCCCAGGGTGGGGCAATCCGCCCCGCTTGGCGGGCCGATTTCCGAAGTAGTCGATCGCCTGGGCAAGAAGGCCTACCTAATGGAAATCCCGAAGGAATGGTACGACGAGGATATGAGAGAGAAGCACAAGAAATTGGACGAATTTGAAGACGCTATGCGTCGAAAACCGACAACCGAAGGGCACTATGGCAAAGTTGACATTTCTACACGCAAAGGGTCGCAAAACGACGACCTTGCAATCGCGGACTGATTTGAAAAACTTGCCGTTAAGCGTCCTTTCCTAACTATATTCGGAGGAAACAATGGCGAATAAAGACGCGCCGCGAGGGCTTGTGCCGGTTGGGTACTTGAATGGCTCGCCCTGGAACGGCAAGTTCAATATCTATTATTTGGCCGCTGCCGAAGACAACGACATTTTTATCGGTGACCCGGTTGCCCTGAACGGTTCGGCAGATGCCAGTGGTAGGTTTCCCACTGTCACTATCGGAACGGCAGGCACCGGCAACCCCATTGTCGGTGTTGCAATCGGCTTCGGCACAACCCCTTACATTATGATTAACCAGGACAATCTGGCTCAACGTTACCGTCCGGCTGAAACCGCTATGTACGTCGCAGTGGTCGATGACCCGAACGTGATCTTTGAGATTCAAGAAGTTTCTGGCGGAACGGCCCTTGCGATAACTGCCGTTGGCAACAACGCGGCCTTTGTCGTCGGGACCGGAAATTCAGCAACCGGCATTTCCGCGACCGAACTGAACAATGCCACTGAGGTCGCCACCACTGAAAACCTGCGTATCCTTCGGGTTGCACCGGTTGAGGGAAATGCCATTGGCGAGCATTGCAAGTGGTGGGTGCTGATTAACGAACATCAATATAAAGAGGCCGCAGGCGTATAACGACCTTGGCATGATATAGGAGGAAGTAAAAAATGGGTGTAATCAATACCTCAAATTTTGCCAAAGACCTGTGGCCGGGAGTCAACAAGTGGTACGGGATGAGCTATAACCAGTACCCGGTTGAACACACGCAGATTTTTGACAAAGAAAATTCGACTATGGCGTTCGAGGAAGAAGTTGGCACTTCTACCTTCGGGCTGGCCCCGATCAAACCGGAAGGCATGGGAATTGCCTACGATGAAGCCCGTCAAGGCTTTATCGATAGATATACTCATGTGACTTGGGGCTTGGGATTTATCATCACAAGGGAAATGCAGGAGGACGGGCTGGCGGGTACGGTTTCACTCCGCCGGGCCAAGGCGCTTGCTTTCTCTATTCGGCAGACGATCGAAACCGTTGCGGCCAATATCCTGAACCGGGCCTATGACTCAAATTATCCGTATGGCGATGGCAAAGAGCTGTGCGCGGGCGATCACCCGAACGTTGCCGGTGGCACCTGGGCGAACGAGCTTGGCACTGCCGCCGATCTTTCCGAGGCATCGCTCGAACAGTGCTGCATCGACATTGCCAATTTGACCAATGACCGGGGCCTTAAAATCGCCGTGCGGCCGATGAAGCTTATCATCCCCACCGCACTGATCTTTGAAGCCACGCGAATCTTGAAGTCCGAGCTTCGCGCCGGTACGGCTGATAACGATGTCAATGCCCTGCGGAATATGGGCATGATTCCCCAGGTTGTCGTCAATCACTACCTTACCGACGATGACGCTTTTTTCGTCAAGACTGACATTCCTGACGGTCTGAAACACTTTGAACGGCGCAGCATGGAGTTTGACACGGACAACGATTTTGACACGGAGAACGCCCGTTTCAAGGCTACTTTCCGTGGTTCGTGGGGCTGTACCGACAAACGTGGTATTTTCGGTTCCCCCGGCACTCCGTAATTTTGGAGTGACGAGTTAGCAAAAGCCGCCCTCTTGTTTCTTACCTCCGTCTGGACGAGGGGGCGGCTTTCTTTGCCAGAGTGCCGGGGTGGATTTTGGACCTCCTTTTGCCATCCCGGCACTTAAAATCCTTTTCCTTAATGGAGACAATTCAATGCGTCCTATGCAAACGTCGCTGACCGGTGTTGGCAATAAGATCATGCCGGTTGACTACAATATCGATTCATTCCTGGTCACGGTCGATGTTACCGGGACGGTGAACTTCACGGTGAACCTGACCAACGTAAATATCCTGGGCGGAGACACGGCGCTTTGGTTTCCGATCACGGCGCTTGCCTCAAAGACGGCTGACACCTACTCGCAGGTTGAGGGCGGCGTGACGGCCTTTCAGCTTGTCATAAATTCCGGCACCGGCACGGCGGTTATGACCGTTTCGGCGGCTGGCGGCGGGGCGATGTAATGGCTTACAAGAAGGGCGATTGGTGGGTGATATGCGACCGGTGCGGGTTTAAGGCCTATCGCAGCGATTGCAGGACCGAGTGGACCGGGCTTCTTACCTGCAAAAAATGCTTTGAGCCGAGGCACCCGCAGCTTCTTATCCCAAACCAGCGCTTCGATAAACAGTGGGTGGAAGAGGCCCGGCCCCGGCGCGAAGACATCTTTATCGACCCGGAAAG